TCAGGATGATTAAACTTGCTAACCAACTTAACAGCAACCTTTATCTGTGCTGTCAGTTCCTCATTGACCTCTTCAAGGTCTTTGATGCGCTCCTCTAGCTGCTCCACGGCTGTGTAGTCCACAGTGTCGTAGTCAGCATCGTTCCAGTAGTCATAAGAGTATTCAGTCATTTTAAACCTTTCAGTATTGATGAAATAAAAGCAAAGCAGCCTATCAGTAGTGCGGATGTCATAGTGCCTCCTTAGTTTTTCCGTCATTAGCAAATTCGCCGTGGTACTTATGTCTAACTTTCTCTATTGCTTTTGCAGCTTCTTCGACAGTATTGTAATACCGAGAAAATACAATTTTTTTATTTGCTCTTATTCTTCCTACCCACTTTTTAGAGTGGGAACACCAATAAACATTTTTTACACCGCTTTTATTATTTTTACGTTTTTTGCTATTGAAACAATTTTGAGAACGAGTCGCTAGTCTTAAGTTTTCAATTCTATTATTTGTTTTATTTCCGTCTATGTGATCTATGTCTACAGAATCTGGTAAATAATCATGATGATACAAAAAAATTAACCTATGTAAACGATATTCTTTTTTATGAATTTTAACTTTCCAATATCCTACGCTTTTACTTAAGCATCCTGCTCTCTTGTCTATTACTCTTTTAGCTCCTGTATTTACTTTCCAATAAAGAGCGCCATCCTTGTAATAAAACAGTTCTTTAAGATAGTCTTGGTTCATAAGGCATCCTCGTTAATCTCGTTCATACGGCCTGTGTGCTTGTCATACAGGACTGCACAGGCTTTGCCGGTCTCTCCGCTGTATCGGTTCTTGATAACCCTGACCCTTGTGGTGTTGCGCTCAATAGGGTCTTCATGCTGTGCTGACCTTTCCAATCCTAGCACCATATCAGCCAATTGTCCAATACTTGCTGAACCCCTTAATTGGGACAGACTAGTGGCTGCACCCTCTTCGTGGCCTTTACCCTCTGGCCTGCGTAGGTGGGACACCACAAACAAGGCAACCCCTGTTTCCTGCACAATCATCCGCAGCTTGGTCATAATCTCATCAATGGCTTTGCGCTCATCTCCATGATCCTGAGCAGACACCACGATACTGACATGGTCTAGCAGGATGTACTTGCAGTCTAATCCCTTGGTGAAGTACCTAACTCGATTGATGATGTTGTCGATTGCGGTGCTACCGAAACAGTCATAGAAGAATAACCGATTAGAACCTAGGGTCTTATCAAAGGCTTCCTTCTTAGATGCCTCAGTGGCCTCAGTCTCTGCTAGGTGCAGTGGCTTATTGATCGCCAATGACATCAGTGACAAGGCTGTACGCTTGACCGACTCTTCAAGAAACATAATCCCGATGTTGTCCTTGGTCTCACAGAGCAATTGCCAAATGACCTCCCTGATAAACTGAGACTTACCAAGGCCAGAGCCAGCAGTGACCACCACCATCTCTTGCTGTCTGATACCGCCGGTCATGCCGTTTAGGCCAGCATAGGGATAGTGCGCCTGAGCCTTTGGCAAGGGCTGCATCACTAACTCGAACAACTCAGAGCCAGCAACGATGCCATCAGGAACATAGGTCTCTGCTGCCCACCATGCCTTCACAAAGTCCGCAGATTTGTTGTCCTTGAGATAGTCGCATGCATCTTTGTAGGGCTTGGACATCTTCATAATCTTGACCTTGGAACCGAACAGGTCAGCAACGGCTAGTGCCGCTTCCTGGCCAGGTTCATCGGCATCAAAGGCGAGCACAACAGTCTCAAAGCTGTCTATGTACTCGAATTGTGCTTGGCAGTCCTTCACAGCCGATTGTGCCCCATTCTTGATGCTCACCACAGGGTACAAAGAACCTGTCATCTGAAAGGCAGCTAGGGTATCTAACTCGCCCTCACAGATAGTCAAATATTTACCACCTGCAGGGTATCGATTCTGACCAAAGAGCAGAGCCTCTTTAATGTTGCCCTGAGACCTGAATTGCTTGTCTGCCACCACCCTGACCTTAAAGGCTACCTCAGTGCCTCTGTCATCGGTGTAGGGATAATAGTGTTCTGTCCCTGATTGTCTGACACCATAGGCTTCACAGGTGGCTTTAGTGATTCCCCTTTCAGGTATCGATAGGAATTGACCGCTAAGGCCCTTTAGAGGCTCTACAACGGGTTTCTGAGTCATTGTTAGTACCTTACCCCTTCCTTGGTCAGCAAAGCCGTCTGAGGCCCTGCTATGGGTTTTACAATTAAAACAGTATTCAGAGCCGTCAGAGTACACAGCCCTAGCATCCGAGGAACCACAGCCTTCACAGGCTATGTGCTTTACAAATTTAGACTGAGTTTGCATTGATCCTAGCCCTTTCCTCTGCCAATTGATCCAACACAGCCAGCAAAGCGACACAAGTACCAGATTCTGGCTTAGTGCGCTTCAGAGCTTCGTAAACATCGTTTAACAAAGTCTCGATGTCAGTAGATCCATGAGCCAATAGGTCTACACAATCAGAGACACAAAACCAATATATCCGTTCTAAGTCATCATTTTCCATTGAGTGCTACCTTTCTAAGTAGTTACCTATATTGTAAGTCTTTAAATACTTATTAAAATCTTCTTTCAATATAGACTGTTTTATCAATATAGTCTTTAATAGCAAGAATCGTGCCAACTATCTGTCCCGCCATTGTTCATCGGCAGGATCGTCTTCAAAGTCATCGATGCCCGCCAATGGGTCTAAATCGGCTTCTGTGCCTTCCTCGACTTCATCGGCCTCTGACATCAAGCTGACGTTGCCAACGGCACAGAGGTCGGTTTTAATCGATTTTAGGCACTGTTTGCACATAGAGACATATTCCATAGTGTGAAGTGACCTAATCGTTGTCTCATAATCGGTCAAAGCTTCATTACAGGATCGGCAGCGCATCTTTTTCCCTTTCTTGCTGTAGCTTGAGCATTTTCTCATTCTCAGCCTTCACCACATAATAGGCGAACTCAATCAAGGCATCCTCGTCACCGTACCAATTGCCCCAGTCGCTATAGTCTAGCCTATCGTCAAGAATCTCAACTACTTCCTCATTCGTTAACAGCATGATAAAACCTCCTCTTGTTTTTGGATAAAATTGGATACCTTCGATTCTAACACAGCGTTATGTACAGATGCAACGGCAAAAGCATCAAAGCCGCCTATGTGCCACCTATAGGGCTCTAATGGGACATGATCTAGCTTCCAATCGTAGACTGTAGCAACGGAACCGTCTTCAAACTCTATAAACCATTCTGCATTCGTCTTATCGCCAACGAAGATGCTGGGCGAACCGAAAGTGCGGCACAGATCCGCATATGTTGTCGTAATATAACCCTTCAGGCTGGTTCCGTTGATGCTGTCTGATTTGCATTTTTTGTGCTTCATTTTATGCCCCTATAAGTTTAATCAAGGTCCCAAGGCCGGAAAACAAGCACTATTGCGACAATCCCCAGTAGTAAAGCTGCAAGACTCGCTGCTAATTCTAACGTCATAATATAAACCCCTATTTTAAGGCCAATATTAGCCCCATAGTGCCCCTGATGTAGAGACACTATAGGATAGTACTGGATCAATCTAATCTATCGCCTGCAGTGGCCTGAATCCCATTCTCTCGCAATACTTTAGCATATGCCCCGGCGAATGCAGCTTTACGGTCAACGGATTGTCCGAAGACGCTCACCCAATACGTCACTCCCCCGCCATACATGGGACGCATAAGGCCTTGTTTTTTAGCCCATATCGCAAAAGAGGAATTAGCAGGCCTTACAGTGACCCAGGCAAATCCGCAGGCCCCGTCGTCGATTCTATCAATCGGTATTCCCTGGCTTATAACATACATGGGAATAGGCCTCGCACGATAACCGGCTGCAATTCCGGCCTCATATGCTTTATCGACAATGTCATTAAAAGCTTGATAGCGTGACATTCTAACGGCCTTTTCGGCCCTGATCTTTTCCCTGAGTGTCTCATATTGCATTTTTGAACCCCTTCGATAGTAAAGTTTTATAAATTCGATTGTATATATCGGCCTTGGATTGATAGTAGGCATAATCAGTGTCCGAAGGCCTAAAGTTTTCCCACTTATTCCAACGTTGATGCTCTATGATATCAAAAAACAAATCCCCCGGTTCCTTGTAATACCCTATAAACCCATAATGGTTATAGTGTGCAATAAACCCTGAGCATAAATAGAGATACTTATAAGCTTGTTTTGATAGCTTGGCCGGATCTTTTACGGCCTTCACCACGTTATTGACTATCATAGTCTTTTGTCTCTCAGTGTACGGTGTAAGCATGATAAACCCCTTAAAGTTAGAATTAAGCTGCAGCTTGGATTGGAATCATACGTGACAATGAATCGATAACGAACCCCGAAGTATCTTTTTTAGCTTTGCCCTTAGCATATAGGGCCACAATAACCCCTTTGGGGTCGACGTGTCGAATATCGCTGTTATCGCCGTCAATACATTGCAGGCCCATAAACTTAGCCGGAATGCCTGCACGTGTCCGAAATACTGCGGCGATTCTCATTCCCTGATTCATGGCCTGCATAACAAATTTTTGATACTTTAGGACCCCGGAATACGAGAATGTAAGGTCATAATTAGCCGGAATGTCCCGGCGATTAGCTATTTTTGTATAGTCATAAAATTGGACCTCAGGGTATACAGCCATTAGGTTAGGATAGTCCACGCCGTTGACTGTAACGGGCACCGATTCCCAGCGAATATCGGACGTGCCATTGAGGCGTACTAATGGAATCATTCCGGCCTTTTTAGCTTTACGGGCTAAGAATGCAATATCTTTTACCAGTAACGCCATGAACGCATCACGATTGTTAAAGTATTCCATGGTTTTATTCAGGCGTGCCCGCTGCACGTTACTCATGGCCCCACGTCCGGCGCTATATAGGCAGGCGTGCTTACATTCCGCAATTTCGGCCATTGAACACACGTTATAGCCTGAGATATCCGCCGGTGCTAAGTACAGAATGCCGGTCATGTAACCGTATTCCTGCCCCTTCACTGTCTTAGCATTAGCATCGATTGTTAAAAGCTTTTTTGGCATTGTCATGGTGTACCCCTTTTAAGTGATTAATAGAATTCTACTTATAAAACACGTCTCTATACCCTTATACGTGAGAGAATCATACCTGAAAATATATAGGGTTATTTAAGTACTTGATTCTATTGTGTTATTGCATTGCATCATTGGCATTAGAGAAAACCCTTAGAGACAGCTACAAGCCATCCCAGACTTTTGCACCAGTGTTGTGCTGCAACATGGCATGGTTCTTGCCCTGGTTAACGGCATAGACTAGGATGCACTATAATGGTGCAACATTGCCTCATATACTGCGCTGCACCATAGTGCTGCACTGCACCATCGAAGTAAGTGCTCACTATTGCTGCACTGCAACATAGTGCTGCACTGCAACATAGACCTGGCATGATTCTTGCATAGCAAAGACTGTGCCATGCTGCATTGCAACACCGTCAGCGAAGTAAGCACTAACTAACATGACAGGGGGGGTGGGGTAGTGGCTGTGATGATAATATTGTTGAACCACCACAG